ATGAGCTGAGGTCTGAGTTGAAGCGGAAGAAGCCCAGACTTATTACTGCTGCGCCAATGGCCATGACGCTTGTTATGCGTATGGAGTTGGGTGCGTGGCAGCATGCAGACTATTTGGTGAGGATGTTTGTTCTTGTGTGGGTATGAACATGTTCTCTCCAGATTGGGATGCGATGGTTCGTCGTTTGTGTGAGGTCAATGGTTATGGCTTTGGTGGTGATATCGCTTATTTTGATTCTAATTTTAACGCTCAGGTTATGTGTGCTTTGGTTCGTTGTGTGAATGCGTATTATGGTGATGTTGGTGATGCTGCTTGTCGTGAGTTTTTGTTGTGGAATTGTATGTGTACTGTGTTGAAGGCTGGAGCTTTCCTGATTTCGAAAGATTTTGGGGGAACTACAGGGAATCCTTTAACGGTGCATATTAACAATTTTCTTTGTGAGTATATGTTGTTGGGAGCATATCTCACGCTTGCGGAGAGGTGTTCTCCGATGGATGCGGATCCTGGTTTGTGGTATCGTTATTGTCGTGCTGTTGTTTATGGTGATGATCATTTGGTGTCTGTTGCTCCAAGGATTTGTGATTGGTACAATTTTAATTCTGTGAAATCTGTGTTGGGTGAAGTTGGAGTGGTTTATACTGATCCTGAGAAGAGTTCGGGTGTGATTGCCGATGTTCAGGATGTGTTTTCTATTCCATTTTTATCCCAGGTTACTAGAGTTGATGTTGACTTGGAGCTTGGTTGTTTGTATGTTGCTGTGCCAAAGAAGCAAGATTTTCGTTCTCTAAAGTGGGTGACTAATGTGTTGACACCCTTGGAGGCGATTTCTATGAATGCTGTGGGTATAGCCTATAGGTCCAGTGGTTATGGACGTGTAGGTTACACAGCGTTAGCTTTGCGTATGTCAGAGGCGTTTGCTCGTGCTGGAAAGGTTATTTGTTTACCTGACTGGACGACTGTTGTGCGTGCGTATAAAGGTCGACTCGTTGATCCTACTACTAGTGTCACAGTTTCAGCATTTG